AAGCCGTGATCATCGGGGGCTTGACCACCTCTACTGTATGCTGTACCTGCTGGTGCTGTCAGTCCATTATCTCCAGATCCCCCTGTACCAATACCGTGGTTGAATGCACCACCAAATACGAAATGATTATTAGTCGATGCGTTACCATTTATCAAAGTCATTCCTATGACACCCTGTGTGGTTCCGGATGTGGCGCCCGCTGCAACACCCGCAGCCTCCGGATGTCGGTCACCAATACCAAACCCCCCATATGATGTTGTTTGGAAATGACCTCCACAACCTCCACCAGCAGTCAAACTTGCACCATCATAAGTGAAGAATGATGCTCCTCCGGCGTTTCCTTGGGTGGCTGAAGTTGTTCCACCTGCACCAACAGTAAACGTAATCTGTGTTCCCACGGAAACTTCACCGAGAGTGACTCCAACAAAAGCACCGCCGTTTCCGTTATAGTTGGTGACTTGGGATCGACCTGATCCGTGGCGAGCGGACGCTGCGCCTCCTGCTCCATACAAGTGAACACGAAGAGTGTCTACACCTCTAGGTACGGTGAAGGTGTGGGTTCCGGGTGTACTATATGTGGTTGTGGATGTAGGGAATTTATCCACTCCGGAAAACAGGTGTGGGACTCGTATGCGTTTGGTTGCGGCACGCAAAGCCTTTAGTCGAACTCTTCGACCTTTGCGATCTCCTGAACCGCGACCCCTATTATTTGATGCGTTGAATATTCCCATGTTACGTCGCTATAAAGGTTAGAATGAGTGGATTGAGCGATGCAGTCGTTTTGAAGGTAATCTGATCTAGGTTAGAACACGAAACAAAAACTTCCTCACCAAGTCCGACTTTGAAAGTTCCATCTGTTGAGTTTCCGTCAAATGTTACACCTGAGTGTCTCAGAAGAACAGTCGGACCATTTGTCGCTGATGCATTTTTCACACGAACTCCGGCATCGAGAGTTTGACCATACTGTGAGATGTTTGAAAAGGCGGATGTCGAGGAACCACCTGTTGTTCCAAACACTTTTGGATGAACAATCGCTTGCGTTCTTACGTCATGTGCATTCAGCCTAAACCGATCACCATACGCTACATTTAGAACAGGTGTTCTATTTGCGTCTTTCATAACTTACCTCAAGTTGCGATAAAGGTTGCTTGCTGGTTGATTGCACCACCCTTTACCTTTACGGTAGAAAGTTGTGAACACTCAATGAAAACCTCATCACCATCATCGAGGAAGAATCCGTTTCCATCTTGGGTTGCACCGTCGAGAGCAACATACACACCACTGGATGAGATGCACTTCACACGAACTCCAGCGTCAAGAGTTTGACCGTACTGTGAGAGGGCTTCGTATGCTGTATCGATGTCGGTGTTTGTGCCGAATACCTTGGGATGAGTGATTGCAACTGTGCGAATATCAACCGCATTGAGTTTGAACTTATCACCATATGCTACATCCAGAACGGGTGTTCTGTTTGCGTCTGCTTGTGTTACGCCTGCTGCCATTATTGACTCCTTAGTGGTTTGTGTCTACTACTATGTATGTGAATTTATGCCTTGATTTCCAAAAGACCAGTTCTACCACGACCAAGAACCTTTGGAGCGATCATGACTCTTGCTCCCCGATACTTCTTCCCGTCAAAGTCGAATCCACGACCCGCACGAAAGGTTGCGAGGAATGTCGGTTCATACTCACCTCTAAAGTTTGTGTCTCCGGAGGTGTGGGTATTGTCAGAAAATGTCAGGTAGTAAACCTCTTCGTTCTTTTTATCTTGCTTGAAAATCGGATCACCCTGCCCGATGAAATGCACATGATCGATTCCGTAATTTGTACCCTTCTTGTAATCAGGACCGTAGATCGACATATTGATAAGTTTCTTCGACTTGACTTTCATCACCATTGGATTGCTTAGTTTTTCATCTTGGATAAAACCAATGACGTTCGATAGAAACTTCTGAGTTTCGGGGTGATTGTAGATTTCATGACCGGCTGTTGGTGTGATGCCTGAGTATTGCTGATACGCTTTTGCACCACCCGCTTTTTTGTGAGAAATGAATGCAACATGATCCCCATTCGAGTTGACAAGAGTGAAGTCTGCTTTTGGTGTTCCTTTGACGTTACCACAGCCGACCACATCATTGAACGTGAAGTAACCGGGACCATCCGACTTCTTCACTTTGCAGATAATCGGATGACCGATCTCTTTCAATGCTTCATTGATTGACTTGATCGCATTCTCTTCCGCTTCCATCACATTCTTTTTGCCTGATGGTTTGCGAATCTTGCTTACTTTGATGTGACCTGATTTACTAAACCCAGATCCATATCTGATTCTTGCGTATGCGATATTCTTCTTATCACCCAAAAACTTCTTCATCGAGGGCTTGCTGATGTTGATTCTAATCTTTTCACCGGCTGAAAGAGTCGCTACGATTCGACCGCGTGCGTCAAAAACTGGTTCATTGTCAACACCCGTTTCGATAAGAAACTCCATCTTCTTTGACCAGTTTGGATTTTTAGTCACATATTTCGTGAAAGCAGGGGTTCCATCGGTTGCTTTTGTTCCGAGATGCGCCATTTTGCACTCCTTCCTCACTATGTATTGTTTGAGAATCATACATATAGAGTCCTAACCCATAAAGGAGAAACCATGTCTATTCAAAGAAATCTATACCTTGATCGAATTGGAAAGATCGAGGAAAGCACCGTCAAGGGAACCAAGAAACAAGATGAGCCATTTACCGTGGTAGCGATCAAGAACAATAAGGTTGTTGATCAGTTCTCGGGTGCTGAGTACAAAGAACTTGGTGAGATCATCAAGTATGTCAAATCAACCAACAAAGGCGCCAAGATCTCAGTAGAGAGCAAGGGTGGAAAGATTGTTCACACCGAAGAGGTCGAGCAAGTCGATGAAGCCGATTTTTACAAGCGACCTGTAAAAATCTCTGCTTTAGGTGGTCAAAAGAACCACGCGATTGTGGACAGCAAAGGCAATATCATTCACATTGGTATGTCTGAAAAAGATGCTAGAAAGATCAGGCAGTTTGGTCAAAAGGTCATGGAACTTCCCGGTGCAAGAGTTGGTCAAAAGATCAAAGAGGATGTGGAGGTCGATGAAGAAACCTATGACGAATTCTTTGCGAAAGCGATGAAGAAGTTTGGAATCTCATCACCCGCTGATCTCAAGGACGAAAAGAAGAAGAAAGAATTCTTCAACTACGTTGACAAAAACTACAAGGCAAAAGACGAGTCCGTAGAAGAGGAAGAAATGTCCGACGCTGAAATGAAGCAGCGTGAGAAGATCGTCAAGGGTCTCAAGAAGAGCAAGAAAGAATTTGAAGATCGCTACGGCGAAAAAGCGATGGACGTAATGTACGCTACCGCTACCAAGATGGCTATGAAAGATTCTGTTGACTATGACGAAGCAAATGCTATAATTGAGAAGTACCTAAAAGGGGATTGATGAACCGTTTCGCCCAGTACATCTCTGAGGCTAAAAATGTTCACATGGAACACATCGAAGATTCGATCTTCAATGAGGGTTCCGAAGGTGTGAACTCTGCTATCGCATTTCTATCTTCCGTGACGGAAATGCTGTCTGGTAACAGTAAGTCAGGTATCAATGTGACGGTAAAATGGGATGGTGCGCCTGCCGTGTTTGCAGGTATCAATCCCGAAAACGGTAAGTTTTTCGTCGCAACAAAATCGATCTTCAACGTCAATCCGAAACTAAATTACACAAAGGCAGACATTCGCAAAAACCACTCCGGTGGTCTCGCAGCAAAACTAGAGGTTGCTCTCAGTGTCCTGCCGAAGTTGGGAATTGTTGGTATCCTTCAAGGTGATGTAATGTTCACCCAAGAAGATGTCCAGACTCAAACCATCGATGGTGAGTCCATGTACACTTTCCAACCTAACACGATTCTATATGCCGTCCCGGTAAATTCTGATCTTGGTAAGCAAATCAAGAACGCAAAACTAGGAATAGTATTTCATACAAAATATTCAGGCAAGACAATCAAAGAATTGTCTGCGTCATTCGATCCTAAAGTCAATAGACTTGCAAAGACGAAGGACGTTTGGTTTACCGATGCCGACTTTAGAGATACATCTGGTTCCGCGACTTTGACAAAAGCGGAATATGCTAAGATTACAGAACTGATCAGAACTGCTGGATCCGCTGGAAAAAGGATTAGCAGATTCGTTGATGAACTAGCGAGCAAATCTGAAATCATTTCAGAACTGAAAATCTATGGTAACAGCCTTGTGAGACAGGGAGTCTCGCGGGGGTCTGCGGAGGGGTTCATAACCTACTATAACTCTAAAATGCAGACAGCCATAGACAGTCTGAAAACCGACCGTGCAAAGGAGCGAAAAGAATCGATCAAGAAAAGCATACTTGGATACCTGACCAAGAACTCTAAAAAACTGGATTCTGTTTTCGCACTTCACTTTGCACTTGCTTCGATCAAGATTCATCTCGTTAGAAAACTAGAGGCGGTAAAACAAATAGGCACGTTCATAAAAACAGATAGTGGATTTAGGGTCACTGCTCCCGAAGGGTTTGTAGCAGTTGATCGCATGTCCAACAAAGCATTGAAACTCGTTGATCGTATGGAGTTTAGTCAACAGAACTTTACAGCAACTAAAAACTGGGATAAATAGATTACGAAAGGAGATTCACATGGACGCATTTCTAGGAACAATTTGGTGGAGTATTCTATGCTTCGTCGCAGGCACTCTCATTGGTGTACCTGCATGGAATTGGATTCGTTCGCACTTCCCGTGGAATAAGTGATGAAGAATATTCGTGACATACTGAAAGAGGCAAACAAAGGCAAGTCTATTGTACTTACCTTTGGTCGCTTTCAACCGCCTACAACGGGTCACGAAAAACTCATCAAAAAGGTGGTTGACGTTGCTCGGAAGAACAACGCAGATCATCTGATTTTCCCAAGTCGATCAAACGATCCAAAGAAAAACCCGCTGTCGCCGAAAGACAAAGTTCGGATCATGCGACAGTTGTTCAAATTCGCAAACATCGCAGATGAACCCGACGCAAAAACGCCATTCCATGCGATGAAGATGCTATCCGACAGAGGGTACAAGAACGTGTTTCTTGTCGTCGGCTCTGACAGGGTAAAAGAACTCGACAAACAGATCCGACCTTATATCAAGCACTCGGATCCAAAGAAGTCATTCGAGTTTGATACATTTCAGGTGGTAAGTGCCGGGGAAAGAGATCCCGATGCAACAGATGTCACCGGAATGTCTGGCTCAAAGATGAGAGCATTAGCGGCTGAGGGTGATTTCGATTCCTTCTTGCTCGGAGTCCCCGGACAGCAGAAGCGTACCGCTAAGTCGCTCTACGACGCTCTCAGGAAGGGCATGGGAGTCCGTGAGTCCTCTCTGGAGGATGATTGGGAGCAACTATGTCTCTTGGAGCAGAAGGGATCTGAGAAGGTCACAGTGGTCGCTCTGACAAAAAGCCAACAAGACCTATCTGATACCCTTGGTAAAGTGGACAGGGTATGCTCAAAAATGGGTGTCCCATTCTACGCCATTCATACCGAAAAGGCTCACTTCTCGAACGAAGACTTGGCTGTAAATGAGATTGTCGTACACAACTTCGACGGAAAGGGTAAGAAGATTACTCTGGACGCTCACAACACCGTCTGCTTGGTTCGTGGGGGATCTCTGGTCAACCAAGCAGGTCTGGGTCTCGCCCGCGTCTTCGAGGAGTCTGGTGCGTTTATGGTGAACAACCTAGAGTCGATGGAGTTCTGTCACAACAAGTTCGCCACTTCTCTCGCGTTTGACATCAACAAGATCCCCACCCCACGAACGGCTCTTGTAACAAACGAAGATGCCATCGAACCTGCCCACAAGCAAATCGGTTCCCAGTTCCCAGTCGTCATCAAGACAATCACTGGTGCTGAAGGTATCGGCGTTTCTCTTGTCGAAAGTCCTGCGAGTCTGAAGTCGGTTCTTCAGTCGCTTTGGAAATTGGATGGCGAAGTTATCATGCAGGAGTACATGGAGATCGACCACGACGTAAGGACGATCATTCTAGACGGCAAGATTCTTGCCTCCGTCAAAAGAAAAAAGGGGACTGAAGGAAAGGACTTCAGAACGAACTACGCACTCGGAAACACTGTCGAGCCATACGATCTCTCTGAAGAGGAGAAAAAGTTTGTAACTAAGTTGGCAAAAGTGTCGGGTGCATATTTCTGTGGTGTGGACCACATCACCGTAGGTGGAAAACTCTACGCACTAGAGGTGAACGGTTCTCCCGGTTCCGGTGCGGAACCATATCGAGGTTACATGGGCAAGTTTGAGGGTGAAGATCTATCAAGCATGAACATGATCCAGCAGATGTTGGAGTATGTCACCGACAAAGAAAACTGGAGATATCCCACAACCGAAATTGGTGTGGTGGAAAACATCACAGTCGATGGAACAAAGTACAAAGCAAGGATCGACACAGGAAACTCAACCTACAACTCGATTCATGCGGATGACATCAATCTAAACGGCAACAAGGTTACATTCAAGATGAATGGTAAGAAAAGAACCATGCCTGTTGTCGAGGTTCTTACGGTAAACGTGGGTGCAGGGGTCGAAGAAATGAGACCTGTCGTTGAGTTTGACGTTGGATTTGGTGTCAAGCAATTCAAGAAAATCAAGTTCTCTCTCGCAGACCGGGGAGAAAACAACTATCCCGTTCTTGTTGGAAAAGAGTTTCTGACAAGAACAAAACACTCAGTGAACGTGGCTAGGACATTTACTCTGTTTGAGAGCAATCTTGATAAAAGATTCTCAGAGCAGATGGCACAAATTCCTACATAATAGCAAGGAGATAACAATGTCAACAGACAATAATCCATTCAGAAGCACCGAGCATCGTAAATCGATGGCGGACGCACTCAATCAGGTTGCAAACTTTGATAAAGTAGAAGTTCCTGATTACATCAAACAAGCGGCAATCGTCGCAGGTAAAGAATATGGTTCGCACGATACAAAGACAGCAGAAGTTCGTGCTGATATTTACAAACGACACTTCGATGGTCTAAAAGCAGATGCAAATCTCAGAGACCTATTCGTAGACCTAGCAGATAGAGAGGCAAACTCATGAAGTCATTCGATGATCTAAGAACACAACTAAACGAATACTCCGATGGTCCCTATGCGAGTGGCACTGCCTTCTCTGCACAGGGTGGACACTCACAATATCGAAACGATATCGCGGACGCAGGATTTATGGACAAGATCCAACAATACCTCGACATCGTTGGGGGTAAGTCCGTGTTTGATCCAACCGGAGCAACCATTCGTCTTCGTGGAGAAATGAACATCGTTGGATTGGATTTCCCCTACTCTGTCTCAGATGGAGAGGGATCTTTTCCTGTTCGTGGTAACGCAGTCGCAACCGGAACACAAAATGCAGATGGCACTTTCATCGAGAGCGAAGATGACGGAATCGAAAGCAAACTCGGTCACCCACTGGTGATGGAAATTCGTCACGAACCCACTGGTGACGGAAGATTCTTTGTTAGAGCAAAACTTGTCAACCCGAACGAGGATCTTCCTGAAGAAGAATAATGCAATTTGATCTTTTACATGATGGTAATTACATCATGTTTGCGATGAAGCATTATGAGAATCCTCAATGTAGCGGCGTTGAAGAGTTCAACGAAGACATAAACAGAATACGATACCTCAAAAGACTTTTTCGTAGATATGACACCACGGGTGAATTGAGAGAACGATTGATCCTCAATCATATTATCATATTCTACAATGTCTTTGGCATCCTACCCGCTACGAGAATTTTGTTTAGTCGAATAGAGCCAGATTTACATTCTTTACTCAAGACATTTATCGTTTTTCTGAATAACCTTCCAGAAGAATCAATTCCTGAAGCAGATATTGAAAGCATACCACTAAACTATGATGTTGTCTCTACTCTAAGGTCGCTGTGAACCTACATATATTGGAGAGGAAACTATGCCAGTAGGACTCGCAGATACATACATCGCATACAAGTTTATTCGTATGCTATCGACTCCCTTCAATAAGATGGATGCCTTCAAACTAGGAATCATCGATGCGAAGGGTAATCGTATCCGCACAGACGAAGCGGATGCTGCTGCAAAAAACGCTGGTCTAAAGTATACCAATCTGCACAAAATCGTGATCAACCTCAAGCGGTTGCTGGCGAAGATTCCGCTCGGAAAAACCAGAATCGCTGGTTTCGCTGCGGCGTTGTATTTTTTGAAAGAGGAGGCAGATAGAATGGGTGTATCTGATCATACCATTATTGAACGTGCTTTTCTTGATTATGCCGAAACGAAGGGTCTAAAGTTTGATTTGCTCAACGAGTCCTTTGCTTGCTCAAAAACAATTGAGCCTGGATCGTATCGTATCAATGAAATGGATTTTACCGTTGACGAGTCGATTGATCCTATTGGGGAAGTGTTTGGGATTCCCGTGTTTTCTTATCACGGACTAGTTTTTGCAGAGGA